AGAGAGGATCCCCGCTAGCGGGGCGTGGGTTAACCACCATCGGGATTAAGGAGTCCTTTCCTTTCAACGGAACAATTCCAAACGCGTCGCGACCGAGGTAGACGACCGGGTAAACGTCAGCGTTCGCCCCGGTGGTCGAGCGCATCAGACCCATGGCCCCGCCCGCATCCGGGAACGGCGCGAAGATGGTCGACTGCAGGTAGCGCACCTGCTCGACCGCGCCGACCTCGTTCTCCCACGGCGTGACCGTGCCGTACTGCTTGGTGGGAATGAAGCCGGTCATGTTGCGCACATCCGACTCGAGATCCGGATGCAGCAAACCGATAAACGCAGCCTCGATCGGCTCTGTGCGGAAGTCCGGCGTCGACTTGACGACCGAGGTCAGGCGCCGCGCGTTCTGGCGCGTGAGCGCCGTGGTGATCTTGCGTTGCAGCGCCAGCGTGATCACCGTATTGACCGCGGTGCGCACCCCGCCATTGGCCCAGAACACGTTGACCCCGGCTTTGAGCACATTCCAGCGGATCGTTTCGATGGTCTGCGCGGCCGATTCGCCCAGCGCCTCGGTCGCCTGCTGCAGCACCCGGTCCTCGGCGGTGTCGAGCACCACGTCGGTGATCGTCAGGTAGTCGCCGTACTGCACCAGCGTCACGGTGTAGTCGACGTTCACCAGCTTTTTGCCAGAGGGCGTCACGCCTTCGAGCAGCGGCGTGAGCGACAGCGGCGTCGAAAACGCCTGGGTCGGGTCGCCCGGACCGGCCGCGCCGGTCGCGCCCTGCAGGAAGTAGCGCCGGAACTTCGCGACTTTGGTGTTATTGGTCGGAATCGGGTAGACCTGGCCGAATTTCTCCAGGATCAGATACGGCAAGCCGCGCTTGAGCAGCTCCGACACCGCGTACGCGGCAACCCGCGGCGAAATATCGCCATATGTAGTGACGGCGGCCATAACCACCTCCTATGAGCAGGACTGCGAACAGTCAGGAACACTATTCGTCGCAGTGTCGCTCACGCCCCGCTTGTCTGGGGGTGGCACAGTGCCAAGATTAGTAGAACTTTATACTAGTTTCAGGCCGATACACCGGCCTTATATACCATTCTTATACACCCGCCATCGCCAGCAGGACGGCCTTTTCCGGCAGGCTCAGCGGCCGGGCGTTGATATTTGCCCGAGTCGCCGTACCGGCTACGGCCGCGAGCAGCGCCGCTTTCAGCTCGAGTCCGGTCTGCGACGCCTGGATGTCAATCGGCCCCTGGCTTGCGGCATTCACGGCAACCAGCATCTGCTGGGCCGCGAGGCTCACGGCCTGCCCTCGAATTTGTGCAGCAGTGATCGCCATCGTGACCTCCTTACGCCTTGCTGGCAAATTCGGCAAACGCGCCGTCAAAATCGTTCGGGTCGGGCGCGCTCACCGGCTCGCTGCGGCTCGACTTCACCACCCGCAGCGACGCTGCAGCAGCTGCAGCAGCAGGGGCGAGCCCCGCGGCAGGCGCGGCCAGCGCGGCGGGGACAGCTCCTGCAGCAACGGCGGCGGGCGCGGCAGCGGCAGGTGCGACCCCAGCGGACACATAATTCGTTTCCTTCTTGAAGCGGGTAATCAGGTCGGCGACTTCCTCGGGCGAGCCGCGGCTCGCGACCTGCTCGTACGCGGCCTTCAGATACGACGGCTGTGTCGCCACCCACGCCAGCGCCGGCTCGCGCACCTGGTCATAATCGTCCACCAGGCGCTTCAGGTCGGTGTACTGGGTGCGGCTGGTGGTGCTCTGGCTGGACTCCTGGAGCGCGGCGAGCGTCGGGCGCAGGGTCTCGAACACGTAGCCGACCAGCTGCTGATACTCGGCCCGGCGCGCAAGCGCCTCACCGCGCGCCACATCGGGCCACTCCTCCTGGTACTTGGTGAGCGCCGTCTGCTCGTCGGGCGAATACACCGGCGGCGCTTCGGGCGCGGGGGCCGGCGGGGGCGTGGCAGCGGGCGGGGCCTTTTTCAGCGCGGTGAGCTCGTCGCGCAGCGCCGCCAGCTGCGCGGTGTAATCCGGCGCCGAGGCGGGCTCAGCGGCGGCGCCGGGCGCGGCGCTGGATGAGCCGGCGCCGGAGCCGGGCGGTAAGTTTCCCGCGCCAGACTCCGGCGCCGGCTCCCCCGCTTTCGTGGGGGGCGTCGGGGCCGTGGCCCCCGCTACCGCCGGCGCGGCGGTCCCGGAACCAGCAGCCGGTGCAGCACCAGCAGGCGCCGCGTCGGCAGCCGGGGCAGCAGTACCAGCAGGCGCCGCCTCAGCAGACTCAGCTGGATTCGCTGCGTCAGCGGACGGGGTCTCAGCGGCTGAGCTCTGCAGCTCCGCGAAGGCCGCCGAGAATTCGTCATCGGCGCTGGGTTCCGCGCCAGACTCCGCGCTGGACTCAGGATTGGGGGATGGGGTTGCACTGGTAGCCATGATTGGGGTGTATCCGTAGCTGAAGAAATTGTCAAGTAATCCTATCAAGTTAAGCTATCAAACTGCGCTATCAAACAGCTCCCTGAGCAGTTCCTCAAGAATCTGCGCGCGCGCCTGCACGGCTGCAAACTCAGCCGGCTGGCATCGCCGCAGCAGCAAGTCCTGTCTGTCCAGCCGCAGTTGCAAGATCCGCCGCAGCGCCACCAGCGCCTGCTCCTGCGCCGCCAGGCGCACCTGCTGCACCAGCGCCAGCTCCTGACGCCGCTGCTCCAGCACCGCTTCCTTGCGCTCCACTGCCCGTCCCTCCGGCCGCCTGGGCCTGTGCCTGGGACGCTGCCTGCGCGCCCGAAATCGCCACCTCGGCGCCCTTCATGCGCATCGCGTGCCCCGCCTCGCGCGCGGACAGGCCCCGCTCCATTGCATCGAGCAGCACATTGGCACTGGTCGCATCGGCCGCGGCCGAATTCTTGCCGGCCTGCGCGATGTCCTTGAGCGCGCCTGCCAGCAGCTCGCGAATCTGCGCCTGCATCGCCTGCTGCTGCATCGACTGTTGTTGCTGCTGGTCCTGCTGGCGCTGCTGGTCGACCTGGTCACACTCGGCGTCGTTCTTCACGATGTCGTCGGTATCGAGGTCCCGCACCCGCGCCCGCGCCCGCACCAGCTCGCGAAAGTTCACGTACTGCTTTTCCTCGTCGGTGAGCGTCTGCGCGAAGTTGTCGAGCTGCTCGCCGAGCACCTCTTTCGCAATCAGGCTGGTGGCGCCGCGCGCGATCGCCTGGAAGTCGCCGCGAATCGCGTCGTTGGTGTTGAAATTGCGGTTAAACACCAGGAGCGAGCCGATCAGCGACTCAGTAAAGCGGTCGAAATTGCGCACCACGTCCTTGAACGGCAGCGCCGCATCGCCGCGCAGCATCGAGGCGCCCGCCGCGGTGCGAAATGGCTCGCTGGGCCCGCGCGACAGGTCGCCACCCGTAGCCGCATTGACGAAGGTCTCGGCATCGGCAAACTCCTGGAACATCTTCACCAGCCCCTGCATCTCCTCCAGGTGCACCGGAATGTCGATGATGCGCACCGCCGGATACTGCGCGGTCTGCGGATTGTCGTCGTCGCGGTAGATGATCATGTCCGGCTGGATCGCCTCGATGTCGGTGTCCAGGCGCAACAGCGCGGTGTTGACCTCGAACACCCGCTGCACGCTGCCGTTATCGAGCGCCATGCGCACCGCCGCACAGAGCCCCAGCTGCGAATCGCGCATGATGGCGGGCAAGCCATTCCCGAGCAGGAAGGATTCATCCTCCTCGAAGATGAAGTGGTGGTAGCGCGGCATCTCGCCGTCGGTTTTAAGCCGGCTCCACGGGTCGAGCTCCGCCTTCACCACATAGTCATCGAGCATCCACACATTGGCGCGCAGGTCCTCATCGAGCTTGTCATCGGCCACCATGACGCCGCAGGCGGCGAGATCCCGGCCATGCACGTAGCCTTCCCAGACGATCGCCTCGTACTTGTTGCGCACTGCCTGGCTGACGTTGATCGCCACGCCCATCGAGCGCAGCTCGGTTTCGAACGAGCGCCGCACATAGTTGCCCTGCGGCCACTTGCGCAGGAACGCGTCGATCTGGTCAGCCAGAAAATCGGGCCGCTGCTTGAGCATCACCACCTGATGCCGGCTCATCACCACGCGAATGAACTGGCCGTCCATCTGCGCGAAGATCTTCGCCGACATGTCCGGGTAGTAGTCCCACAGCGAGGTGAATTCGAAGCGCGGCCGGTACGCGGTGTACGGCACCGCGGTGAGACGCCCGCCCGCCATCTGCCAGCGCCGCTGGGTCTGCTCCTCGATAAACGGCCCCTTCAGGATCCCGGCACCGTACTGGATGCCCGACATCAGCACCTGGCGGCACAGCGCCACGTAGTCGAGCTGGCGGGTGCCGCCGAGCTCCTGCAGCTGGTCCTCGAGCTCGAGCTCCATGCGGCGCGCGCGCTTTTTCGCAAAGTCGCGGATCGCCTGCTCGATCACCTCGTCAGACGGCGGCGGGGCCTCGGGCGGGGGCGGCATGGCGGCAGCGGCCACGGGCTGCAGATTGGCATCGGGCGCCCCGGGGGCCGGCGGCGGCATCAGCGTATCGAGCACCGCCTGCAAGTCCGCCTCATCCAGGTTCGGTACCGCCGAGGGGTTGACGGTCCAGTTCTTGTCGTCGGCCTGGAACAGCAGGTTCATCAGGCGAGACAACATCGACACGCACTTGACCCGCGTGAGTTTCGGGTACGCGCGGCTGCGGTTCGCATCGAGCGCGCGCTCGGTCTCCGGGTCGTAGATGCCGAGAAACTGCCGCGCGTTGCGCTCCCACTTCAGCTCGGCCAGGCGCCGGTCGCCCTCGTACTGGCGAAAACGCCCCATCAGCTCGACGCCTAAGCGCCGCATGCCGGCCGGGTCGAGCTCAACAATCCCGCCCTGCAACACGCTCATCGTAGCGGGCTGGATCGCTGACGGGGGGGCGCTAAGCGGCGTGGCCACCGGAGTTCAGGCTTAGGGAGCCGGATTCGTCGCGGTCGGCGTGTTCGCGGTCACCGCCGCCGCCAGCGCCGCCGTGCTGGCCGTGAGCTGGTCGGTAAGGGCCTGGATCGCCGGGTCGGGGTTAGCCGAGGCGGCCAGGGCCGCCGCCAGCTGCGCGGCAATGCCCTGAATCAGCGTCACCGCCGAAGCCTCAGCGGTGACGGTAGCAGCGACTTCAGCTTGCAGATCGGTCAAGGCGGTCATGATATGTCCTAACAAGGTGAAAATTTTATCGAGGCGAGCGTCAAGCTGATCGTCGCCCCAACGGGGGAAAAAGCGGCTCATTGCATGGAGTCCTGACTAATTTACGCCGAGTTTAACGCGAATTCAGCGCATCACGTACGGATTGTGCGAGCGCGGCCGACGCGGCGCCGTGACACCGACCCGGCGCCCGGCGCGCTCCTCGCCACGGCGCATGTAACGGACCATGTAGGTGAACGCCTCGGCGATATGACTGTGCAAGTTCTTGTCAGGTTCCTCGCGGGTGGTGTCGCCGGCCTTGTTGACCGTGTAGCGGTAGCCGCCGACGAGCGCGCGGATCAGGTGGATGCAGCCCGGATCGATCGCCAGCGCCGGACCGTCGCCGGTCAGGCGCATCATGTAGTACTGCGCGGGCGCGAGCCGGCTGTCGATGGTGTTGTCGGTGTCGTAGGCAACCGCGAAGTGCTTTTTCAGCTCCCTGAGCACACTGGCACCCTGTCGCGCCTGGCTCTGGCTGACGCTCGCCGGGTCCGGCACGATGATGAAATCAAACCCCAGGTACTTGCGCCGCAGCAGCGGCTTGAGTTTCTCGGCGATCATCCGGTCGGTCGCGTAGTCCTCCATCACCAGCTCGTCAAACACCTGGACGCGCCCCACCGAGTCGTCGTACTGGCCGAGCACCAGACCCGAATGCTTGCCCGGATCGTAGCCGGCTACCAGCTGGCGGGTCCGGTTCGCGCTCAGGAGCTGTTTGGGCACGTGGAAGTCGCGGTTGAACATCGAGAACACGGGCTTACCGGCGAGCGAATAGCCCCACTCGACTTCCACGTACTGCTTGACCCAGTGTTTCGTTTTGCCCTTGGCCAGATTGGTGTAGTAGTCGCGCTTGCCCGGCAGGTTGGCGGTGTTCTCCGCCGCGTCCGAAAAGCCCGACGGCTGCCGGAAGTACTTCCAGTTCTCCGGCACCTCCTGGTCGGTGGGCAGCTGGCTGTGGTCCTCGAGCATCGGATACCACCAGTCGGCTTCCATGCCCGGGTTGGACGCCCCCCACATGCCCCAGTTGGTCGCGCCCCCCTCGATCTCCGGCGGGTAACGTCCGCAGCGCGCGGACAGCGCATCGACAATCGGCTGCGGAATCTGCACAAACTCGTCGAGGATCGCAAAGGTCACCTCCAGCGAGAGCACCCGGTCGATGTCGTCCGGCGTGTCGAGCGGGCGGAACATCACCTCACACTCGACGTCGCCAAAGCGCAGGATGAAGTTCTTGGCGGTGGCCTGCCATTTACCCGCCGTGCCGTCCTTGAACCAGTAATTGAACGATTTGATGGTGGTGTCATTCAACTGCGGCGCGGTATTGCGCACCACCACGCAACGGCTGCGCCGGATCCCGTCGATCGGGCTTTTCGCCTGCAGCTGCGCCAGGTAGATCAGCTTGAAAAAAAGCCCCGTGGTCTTGCCCGAGCCGACCGGGCCGATGATCCAGTCGAGAAACAGCTGGTGCGGCTGGTAGTGGCGAATGAAGTCCCGCACGGTGGGCGGGGGGGTATAGGTCAGGGTCGTCATACCGGGGTCATGGGCCGCTCATTGCAGCAGGTCGCCGTCGCCCGGCATGTCGCGGCGCTCGATAAAACGCAGCGTCACCTCGCCGGTCAGACCATTGGCGCCGAGCGCGAGCACCACATCCATGCCCTGGCGTAGCTCGAACAGGGTCTGGGCATCGGCGGGCGTGAGCGTGAGCTCGGCCAAACCCAGCTTGCACAGGATCAGCGCGAGCGTCATCGCGTCGCCGCCGGCATCGAGATTAACGGTGCGCAGGCTCATAGGGCGGCTCGATGCGGTAATAGGCGTAGCGTTCGGACTCGATCGCCGGGGCCTGGTGATGCCAGAACTCGACGTTGCGCCGCATGTGGGTCAGGCCCTCCGCATCGATCACACACAGGTTCACGCACCAGTCGCTCCACACGTGCGCGACGGTGGCCGCGAGCGGCTGGTTGTGCCCGGAGGCCAGGCCCGGCTCCCCGTCCGGATACGGGTGATACAGCACCGCGTCGCCGACCTCGGGGTGATGCACGGCGGCGCTCACGAGGGGCCCCCTTCCCGGCCCCGGTAGAGAAACAGCGGCGTGAACTCGCCCATGTAGGCGCTGGCGGTGTTGAATTCAAAGAACTCGAGCGCCGCCTGCTCGTCCATGTCGCTGGTGTCCATCAGCGCCTGCACGCACAGATCCGGGTCGTACACCACACAGGCCCGGCCACCGGCCTGCTCGGCCACGCCGACAATGGCCGTGTCGAATTCTTCGGGCTCGAGCAGCAGCGCCTCGGGGTAGTGCTCGGCAATTTCATCGCGGGTCATGGCTTACTCCGGGGCGACTTTGGCGACCAGATACACACCCACGCTCCCCGAGACTTGCGACAGCGGCACCGTCGAGACTTGCGACATCGGCACCGAGTTGTCAAATCCTACCGAGCCGTTGACGGACACCACGAGGTCGCGGGTGTCGTCGTCGGCCAGCAGGTCCAGGTACGCATCCAGTGCGTCGAGCGCGGCTGTGCGGTCCTGCTCGTGCACCGGCTGCATGTCCACCACACCACCGAACGCCACTTTGGCTTGCTCGCGGGCGTCGGCCTTCGATGTGGCGCGGAACTGAAACGAATAGCTCATGGTTTGGACTCCTATCCCAGATTCAGCACAATGTTGAAGTTCGCGTTGCCGCCCACCTCGGCGGCTTTGGCGTCATAGCCGGCCCAGCGGACCGTATTTTTGATGATGTCCGCGCGCACCGCGTCGCCCGTGGCCGGGTTCTGCACCATCGCAAAGGCGGTGCCCAGGTACTCCTCGGCCTGCAGCCGGGCCTTGACCTTGAAACTCATGCCATCGACTTTGAGGGCTTCGAGCGCTTCCTGGTACGCGCGGATAAAGACCGGGTGCGCGATCAGCGCGGCCAGGTCATCGCGCGTGAGGCCATAGGCGCGGCAGATCGCGCTCGGGCTGTCGACCCGCATCGCCAGCTCCATCGCGAGCATCGGCGGAAACGCGAGGGCCGCCGGGTCGCGTGGCGGCACAAAGGTCAGTCCTGGCAGGTTCGGGGCGGGCGTGAGCGCGGTGGACATAGTGGGCAGCGAGGTCAGGGTGGACCGGCAGGTTTCTTCAGCTTATACCAGATACTCCGGAGTGCTGAGGAAATTACGTGCCGATTTGTTCAGGCATGCTCAGGATTTTTCGGGGGCGGGTCGAGGCAAATAATTTCAGATAGTCGCATCTGCAACTATGGGGATAGCGGGCAATTTTAAATACGGGACGGTGGAAAAAGAAAAGTCGGGACCCCTGCCTGGCCCCCCTGTGGCCCCCCCGCTAGGAAAAAGAAGTACCGGCGCGCGATGTATGTAGGCGCTTAGGGCGCTAACGTTTGCTTCGGACTCGCAAACGTTTGCGGGGCATAGTTGCATTCGAATGTCGGTCACCTAAGCTTGAAGTACCGGTCAACGCATCGATTCGGTTGTCAGGCAAACCCCAAAGCCGATAGCAGTGGTAAGCGGGCCGTGGCGAGTAACCACGGGGAAACGATGGCGCAAGCGGTCGGACTGGGTTGTGCGAACTACGCGCACGCTGGGTTCGGTGGCGGACAGATTATCTGTCTCAGCGGGAAGCCATGCAAACGGACACTAGGCATACGCTTGTTTAGGTGTGCTCACGTAAAGCCGGGTTTGCTCCTCACGTTCAGTCTGTGAGGTGTTAGGTGCGAGTCGGAAACCCTTAACGTGGTAACACGCGGGGATAGCCGATCGACCATCTAAGGTAGCGCGATAGAAAGACTGCACGGGGACGCTACCAGTCTGTAGGGATGGGTATGTGAGTTGCTCTCACGCCCGCTCTCTGGATGACAGCCCTTTCCTGATATCGCGAGTGTGACTCGCCAAGGGTTTTAGGCCATGCACCGCATAGCTT